CAACCCAGTCGCGCGATGCGGCCTACACCATCGTGTGTACGTCGCTCAAGGCGATCTGCATGCGCAACTTTAACGGGCTGCTGCCTGCGGATACAGGCTTGTTGCAGGTTGATGCAATTGCGGGCTGGGAACTCTATGGCGATCTCAACGCGCTGGTTTCTGCGTTGCACGGCGGCAAACAGTTTTCCGATGTCGCGATCGGAATCAACGGGCCCACGACTTTCCGCTGGAAAGACTCCGGCACATCGGATCGGGGCAGTATCTGGCGCACTTCGAGCACCGTCACGCAGTACGATGGGATAGAAACAAACAGCACCAACCGCGCTGTTCAGTGGACTAACAGCACATTGCCGGTGATAGGCACAGCCAAGCACAGCACGGCAACGTCAAACGCCTACGTGATGATCTGCCACGGTGGGCACCGACCCGTCGTGAATGCTCAGGAGACCCCGCCGAGCGCGAACACCTGGATCAAGAAAGGCACGACGGCCGGAAAAGCGATGGCAGCGTCCGGTCCTTCGGACGGCCAGATTATCGGCTACTCGACTTCGGTAGACACCGTCAACAACCGCTACAACTTCATGTGGGCCGGCGGCGCCTGCGTCGCGGATTGACGCAATGAACCGCCAAAGTCGATCGCGTCATGGCCTGGACGTTTGATTCGACCTCGGTCAAGTTTGATTCAACGACCGACAGATTTGACTCGATCGATGGTCAGCCGGGGTTCTGGAGCCGCAATTACTGGAAGTCGGGCTTCTGGAATCCCGCCTTCTGGGGCGGCTATTCAGTCGTTCGCCCGACGGGTTTCTGGTCTTCCGCGTTCTGGCCACAGCATTTCTGGCCGGATCACTTCTGGGCCGGCCAGTCTCTGCAGGCGCAGGGCGCGTTCTGGCCGCCCGGATTCTGGCGCACGGGTTTCTGGCTGGATGGATACTGGAGCAAGAATCTCGCGACGCCGATTTCCGGCAGCGCGTTGGTTGCCAGGCTGGATGATGCGACGGCGCTCTTCAGCGGCACGTTTGTCGCCTCGGGTGGCCGCATTGGCCAACTCATCTCGACGCTGGACGATGCGACTGCGGTCCTGCTCGGCACGCTCGAGCCGGTCCTGCTGGTCGATCTGTCGGTGTCAGCCTCGCCGGTCTGGACGTTCATTGAGTACAGCCATTTCTCGGGCTCGATTTCGTCCACGCTCGATGATGCGCAGGCGGTTTTCAAAGGGACCTTCCTCGCCAACGGCGCGAGAGTGGGTGTTCTGTCCACCGTCCTGGATGATGCAGTCGGGGCGTGGGCCGGCACGCATGTCAGGCCGCCTACCCGATCTGCGGTCCTCGACACGGCGCTGGACGATGCCCAGGCCTCATTACAGGGCATCGTAGTCGCGCCAGGCTCCCGGGTCGGAACGCTCGCGGTAAGCCTGGACGACGCCACAGCGATACTCCTGGGGAGCGCCAGACGACCCGTATTCACCGGCACCTGGTCGGTCGTTCTGGACGATGCGGCGGGCCTCTTCGCGGGCCTCTCGATCCATCCGGGCGCGGTCATTGGCGTCCTGAAGACCACCTTGGACGATGCCACGGCGGTGCTATCTGGTACGAGTCGGCCGGGAGATGCACCCAGGACGAACTACGAAGCCGCCATGGAAGTCGTGGCTTTTGAGGCGGACGCGCAGATCACTCAAGTCGAGGGCACCGTGTGACCACTCTTACCGTCGTACGCTGGCCGGCGACTCAAAAGGACCCTGACGAGACCGTCTCGCGATCCCTGAGCCTGTTCGCGCTGTGCGCGTCTTTCTGGCGGCCCAACGAGCAATACGCGCTCACGGACTTCGCCTGGCCAACGCTGCGCATCGATAACGGCCAGATCACCAAGGGCGCGATTGGCTATGTGATGGAGTGCACGGGCGCTGGCCGCTCGGGCTCCAAGGAGCCTCGCTGGGCAACAGCTCCGGATGTGCCCATGGCTGTCCTCGATGGCTCGGTCCAATGGACACCGCGCATCGCGGGACTGCAGGGCGTGCAGGTCCTCACCAACCCCACGGTGGCCGCCGTGACCCCGGCTGATACGCTGGTGGTCTCGACGCCGATCGTGAGCGAGGGCACCAAACTGCTCGTCGATTACTCGGGCGGCACGCTCAACAAGGACTACACCGTGGAGTTTGAATTCACGATCGGCGGTCGACTGCGCGTCGGCCGGCAGATCGTTCAAATCAGGCAGATATGACGGAAGAGGCAGTCCCGCTGGAGGAGTCCCCGGAGGACGACGATGGCGCGGTCAGGCGCGAATGGATCAAGGCTCGCCGGGCCTGCACGCCGAAGCAGCGCATTTGGATGGACAAGCTATCCGAGCATGACAACCAGCGATGGGCGGCCCTGTATGCGCTTGGCTATAGCAAACATACGCTGCACAAGTGGCTCCGGCAGCCGAAGTTTCTCAAAGCGTTGGCCTTGCATGATGAGGTCGCGTTGCGAGCTGCAGGTCGCTCGGCGGCCGAGGTGATCTCGGTCGTGTGGGATACGGTCGATCGATGCCGGCAGGCGGTGCCCGTGCTGGACAAGTTCGGTAAACCCGTCTTGATTGAGAACGCGGAAGGCAAGTGGGTCCCCGCGTATGTGTTCGACGCCAAGAGCGTTTTGAATGGCGCGGAACTGTTGGCGAAGTTCCACAAGTTGCTCTCGGATCGACACGAACTCACGGGTAAGGACGGTGCGCCGCTCAACCTCGCGCCGCCCGTGCTGAAAGTGACTGTTGTGGCAGATGACCCCGAAGAATCAACTGAACCTGGCTCTGCAGAAGAAGCAGAGCCGGGCCTTCCTCAGTAGCGCGACGGAGATCCTGTACGGGGGCGCAGCTTTCGGCGGGAAGTCGCATCTGATGCGGGTGGCCGCGATTGCCTGGTGCACGGCCATCCCGGGCTTACAGGTCTATCTGTTCCGTCGCACGCTGCCGGATCTGTGGAAGAATCACATGGAAGGCCCGTCCGGCTTTCCGGCGATGTTGGCACAGTGGACCACCACGGGCCTTGCGAAGATCATCTATAGCCATCCGGGTGAGATCCGGTTTCCGAATGGCTCGAAGATCTTTCTGTGTCATTGTCAACACGAGAAGGACATTTACAGCTTTCAGGGCGCTGAAATTCACGTCCTGATGATTGACGAGCTCACGCAGTGGCTCGCCTCGATGTACAAGTATCTGCGCGGCCGTGTCCGCATGGTCGGACTCAAAGTGCCTGCGCAATACGAGGGCATGTTTCCGAGGGTGCTCGTCGGCGCGAACCCGGGCGGCATCGGACACAACTGGGTCAAAGCAGGTTGGATCAGCCTGGCTAAACCGCTCGCAATCACGCAGATGCCTCGCTCGGAAGCCGGCATGCGGCGTCAGTACATACCGGCCAAGCTGGAAGACAATCCCATCGGGCGGCGCGCAGATCCCACGTACGAGGATCGCCTGGAGGGTTTAGGGACGCCAGCCTTGGTCAAGGCCATGCGGACGGGCGATTGGAATATCGTGGCGGGCGGGGCGCTGGATGATGTATGGAGCGACCGCGTAGCCGTCCCGCGCTTCAAGGTGCCCGCCACCTGGCGCGTCGACCGCTCGTTTGACTGGGGCTCGACCCATCCCTTTTCGGTGTTGTGGTGGGCAGAGGCGGATGGCACGGAGGCCACGCTGCCGAACGGCCGCAAATTCTGTCCCAAGCCGCGCTCGCTGGTGTTGGTACACGAGTGGTACGGCGGCAAGGAAGGCGCGACGAACGAAGGCCTGAAGCTGGGGCCGCGAAAGGTCGCGTCCGGCATCCTCGAACGCGAGAAGGAATTGCTCGACGGTAAGTGGGTTGCGACCACACCACTGCCCGGTCCTGCAGATAACCAGATTCGCGATGTGCGGGATGATGAGACGCCTACCCTCGAATCGGAAATGGCGGAAGCAGGCGTGTATTGGCGGGAATCCGACAAATCGCCGGGCTCGCGCAAGATTGGACTCGAACTCATGCGCTCGCGTCTTTCCGAATCCGCGAAGGACTATCCGGAAGACGCGGGACTCTATGTCATGGATCACAACGTCGGTGTGTTGTCTCGATGGCCGGTGCTGCCGCGTGACCCAAACAAGCCCGATGACGTCGATACCAAATCTGAGGATCACGACTACGATGCAGCCCGTTATCGAATCCTCGGGCCGAAGCCGGAGGCCATGAGCATCAATATGGGCGTGGCTCGATGACGAAAGACGTCACAACCACGCATGCCGACTACGATGCCAATCGATGCAAGTGGGAACTGTGCGAAGACGCCGCTGCCGGGGAAGATGCCGTCAAGGCTTGCCGGCACAAATACCTGCCGCAGCCTAACGCGCACGATACGAGCAAAGAGAATCAGTCTCGATATCAGTCATACGTGCAGCGGGCCGTCTACTACAACGCTACGGGACGCACGCTGCAGGGTCTGCTCGGACTCGCTTTCGGTGAGCCGCCGGATCTGAAGCTGCCGGCCGGAATGGCGGAAGCGGAGGAGGATCTCTCCGGAACGGGATTGCCTTTCCTGCAGCACGCGCAGGCCACGATGGCCGAGGTGTTGAAGACCGCGCGCGCCGGCTTGCTGGTGGACTATCCGCCGGTTGTCGCTCCCGTCTCCGTGGCCGATCAGGCTGCCGGTGCCGTTCGTCCCACGGTGACCTTCTACAAGGCAACCGAGATCGTCAACTGGCGCACCATGCAGCGGGGTGGCAAGACTGTTCTATCCATGGTGGTGTTGAAGGAATGCCACGAGACCCCCAACGGCTTCGGTGTCGATGAGGAGGATCAATATCGCGTCCTGCGGTTGGATGCGACCTATCAGGTCGAAATCTGGCGCAAGCAGAAGAGCGCGGACGGCACCAAGCTCGATTGGGTGGTCGCTGAATCTTATACCCCGCTGCAGGGCAATGGCTCAGGCTGGACCGAGATCCCCTTCGCGTTTGTAGGCGCGCAAAACAATGACTGGACGGTTGATTCGGCGCCGCTCTATGACATCGCGACGTTGAACATCGCGCATTACCGCAACAGCGCCGACTACGAGGATTCGGTGTTCATGTGCGGTCAGCCGCAATATTGGATTGCCGGTCTTTCTGTCGAGTGGCGCACGCATCTCGAGAAGAATGGCGTTTATATCGGCGCGCGCACGCCGATGCTGCTGCCGCAGAACGGCTCGATGGGTATTGCGCAGGCCGCACCCAACACGCTCGCGAAGGAAGCGATGGCGGCGAAAGAGGCGCAAATGGCCGCCCTGGGCGCACGACTCATCCAGGAAGTCACGTCCAACAAGACAGCCACCCAGGTGAACTCAGAGGACGCTATTGCACACAGCGTTCTGTCGCTCTGCTGCACCAACGTCAACATGGCCTACACCAAGGTCATCGAGTGGTACGCGAACTTCGCAAACGTAACCGGCACCGGCGAGCTATCGATTCCGACGGACTTCAGCTCGTACCAGATCGATGCGCAGACGCTGACAGCACTGCTGGCCGCCGTGCAGGCCGGTCGCATGCCGGTAGCCGACTTCTGGGCGCGCCTGAGAGCCGCCGGCATCATCGAGGCCACGAAGACCGACGAGCAGATCCAGGAAGAGATCGACTCGCAGTCGCCGTTGACGGGAACCGACATGCTCGACGGGCCTGATTCCGCGGCTGGCGGCGGCAATAGGGCCGGTGCCGGGGATTCGGCAGCGGCCTGATGGCGACCGCACTCGCTGACCTGGTGCTCCGGCGCCACGTCGCTCTGCAAAGGTTATCGGCCGCCGAACTGCAGAAGGTCGATGACTTCATCGACCAGATTGCCGCAGAACTCGCGCGGCGCTTATCCGGCCAGGAGCTGACCCAGCTCGCCCGCTCGCGCGTCGAACGCACCATCGAGCGGTTGAATCAATACCTGGGCGAGACCTTGGGTGCGTATCGCCAGGACATCATGAAAGACCTGCTCGTCATCGCGGACGATCAGGCCCAGGCGACGCTGACGACGCTGAAGAGTCTGGATGTCAGTACCGACTTCAACGCGCCAACGGCACTGCAGATCCGCGCGGCCGCACTAGAATCTCCCTTGCTGGTGCAAGGTCCGGATGGCGGAAAGCTGCTCAAGGGATTTCTGAAGGGCTGGACGGATACCGAGACGGCACGGGTGACCAACGCCATTCGTCTCGGATATGCGACCGGCCAGACCAACGCTCAGATCGTTCAGGGCATTCGCGGGACTGCGGCTCTGAAGTACAACGATGGGCTGTTGGCCGTTACAAAGCGCAATGCTGACACCATTGTGCACACGGCGATTCAGCACGTGGCCAATCAGGCACGTCAGGCCGTGTTTGATGCGAATGACGACATCGTCGAGAGCGTGAGGTGGATTGCAACTCTCGATAACCGCACCTGTTTTATTGCGGGAACGCTCGTGGAGACGCCTACCGGCTCCAAGCCAATCGAGAGTCTGAGGATAGGCGACTGGGTAATGGGTGGCAGTCTTAAACCGAGACAGGTGACTGCGACCAATTCGAGCCTTTCCAAGAATCTCGTCAGGGTCAAATTGAGCAATGGCCAATCCGTAATCTGTACTGCTGACCATCAATGGTTGACAGAAAGAGGATGGGTAGAAGCGGGGGAATTAGTGGCAAGCGAAAGACTCGCGAAACGCTTATAATTACTGCGCCGCGCGACAGTGTTACCAGCACCGTCGCGCGACGTCTTCCAGTCATCTATTAGGAGTAGACGACATGGCGAATTGGATTATATCCAAGTGCTTAATTTGCGATCGCTCGGTTTTTTCCCTGCCAAGCTGCAGGAGGAAATTCTGTAGTGCCGATTGCTACCATGAGGGCCAAAGAAAAGGCCTCGTAGTGCATGGCAGACCCGTTGCGGCGAGGCGTATTCATAAATGCTCGCATTGTGGTGGCCAGACCGTAGGAAATGATTCGCGAAAGCGTGATGGGTCAAAGGCTGATCATGCCTTTTGTAGCCGACAGTGCTACGACGCTTTTCGTGCTGAACGAGTCAAAGCGCGCACTCGGAATTGCGATTACTGCGGTAAGTCGTTCCTTCCATGGACCACGACAAAATATCGCCGCATGTATTGCTCCGACGAATGTCGCAAGCTCGGGCTGCGTCCGCCGAGTTCCAAATGCAAAGTCTGCGGGGTTGAATTCACGCCTATACGTCTAAGAAACGGTCAAGCGACGAGACTTAGAAGAGTCGTGTGCTCGCCCGAATGCGAGGCTGAGAACTATCGGACAGATCCTGTTCGTAAACAGAAGATCAGTCTGGCATTTGCCGGCGACAAACATCCCGGATGGCAGGGCGGCTCGCATCGCGATGGTTTCCGCGGTCAGGGTTGGCAAAAGCTGGCTGATATAGTTCGCGCTCGCGCAGGATTTCGCTGCGAACATTGCGGATTGAGTCAGGAAGAGCATTTGCGCCGCTACAAAATGCGGCTAAACGTCAACCATAAAGAGCCATTTCATCAGCATCGCAGCAAGAAGGCAGCGAATGCAGTGACGAATCTTGAGGCCCTATGCAAGTCGTGTCATACGAAGGCTGATTGGAAATGGCGGAAGGCAAATCCGATGCAACTATCGATGTCCTGGAGGTAGTCTCAGTCGAGTTTATTGATGACGGTGAGACTATTGTATTTGACATCAGCGTGGATGTTGATGAGAGCTTTATAGTCGCTGGAGCGATTGTTCATAATTGCACAGTATGCGGCGCGCTGGATCAGCAGGAGTTTCCCTTGGACAAGGGTCCTCGGCCGCCCAAGCATCCGCGCTGCCGGTGCGTCACAACGCCGGTCTTGAAAGGGGAATTCGCGGCGCTCCAACAGGGCGGCTCGCGACCATCGATTGGTGACCGCGACGTGAAGCAGGTCTCCGCGAAGTTGGGCTATTACGACTGGCTCAAAACACAACCTGCCAGTTTTCAGGACTTCGCGCTCGGGCCGACGCGCGGAAAGCTGCTGCGCAATGGCGGGCTAACGTCCAGCCAGTTTGCGCGTCTGCAGTTGGATAAGCGCTTTATGCCCATGTCATTGGCCGAATCAAGGATTTTAGACCCACTGGCGTTTGATAAGGCAGGTGTCTGATGTCTGCATCTGTGACCGCCATTGGAGTCCTGAGCCTCAAAGATGTATCCGCCAACCTTCGCAGACTGGCGGACGACATGGACTCGGGCAAGCATCCGCATGCCTCATCTGCTGTGCTCGTCATGGGGTATCCGGATGGTGACATCTGGGTCAATGGCTTTGGAGAACGCGTCTCGCCTCTCGAGGTTTGCGGCTGGCTATCACGCGGACTGACCAAGGTCGCATCACTTACTGATCCAGCGCGGTCCGCCGCACCAGATCCAGCGCCTTAGCTGAACTCAGTCTCGAGTACGTATCTCAGGGCTCGCCAGTGGCGGGCCTTTTCATTTGTGGTCGGTGACCACGCAACACGAAGAGCGGTGCTCTCATGGCATTGAAGTTGAAAGTCGAGAAGTTGGAAGACATCCCCGAGGCCCTGCGCGGTGAATACACCGAAGACAAGGAAGGTGGCGGATTCGTGCTCGGAGTCGAAGGACTCGAAGACACTGGCGCATTGAAACGCGCTAAGGAACACGAGGCCAAGGCTCGCAAGGAAGCAGAGGCGCGGGCAAAAGCCTTGGAGGATGAGAAGAAGGCCGCTGACGACAAAGCCCGTAAGGCGGCCGAAGACGCCGCGGCAAAAGCTGGCGATGTTGAGACCATTCGCAAGAGTGGTGAGGAGCGCGTTGCGAAAGCCAATGCAGACTGGCAGGCCAAATATGATGCGGACGTCGGCTCCCTCAATTCCGACGTCAAGCGACTGCTGATCGACAATGTCGCGACCACGATGGCGAGTCAGATCGCACTCGAGGGTAGCGCACCCGTTTTGATTCCACACATCGCCTCGCGGCTCGACGTCGAGGTGCGCGATGGTCAACGCGTAACCGTCGTCAAGGGCCCGGACGGCAAACCGTCCGCTCTGACGCTGGATGATCTGCGAAAGGAAATCGTCGGCAACAAGGCGTTCGCACCCCTTCTTGTCGCGAGCAAAGGATCCGGCGGCGGTGCCGGTGGATCCAAAGGTGGCGGTGCCGCCGGTGCAAAACAACTCACCCGACAAGCCTTCGATGCGCTCGATCCTGCCGGAAAGCAGACGCACATCCGAGGTGGCGGAACCGTCATCGACTAGAGGTACCATTTAAATGTCCAACACACTCACCGGTCTCATCCCGGTTATCTATGATGCATTCGACATCGTTGCCCGGGAATTCACCGGGTTCATCAACCACGCCTATCGCAATACGTCTGTTGAGCAGGCAGCCGTAGGGCAGAGCGTCAGCTACCCGATCACCCCCGCCGCGACCGTGGGCGATATCACTCCCGGCCAGACGCCGCCGGATGATGGAGATCAGACGATCGGCGTCGGCACGATGACGATCAGCAAAGCGAAATACTCGCCCGTCCGTTGGACCGGTGAGGAACAGCGATCCGTGAAAGGCATCTATGCCAGTACGCAGGTGCAACAGTTCGCGCAGTCCATGCGCGCGCTGGTGAATCTGATTGAGGTGGATTGTGCTGCAGCGGCCATCACCGGCGCATCCCGCGCGGTGGGCACGGCCGGCACGACCCCATTCGGCACGGCCGGTGACTTCACGGACTTCTCCAACTCGCTGCAGGTGTTGGACGATAACGGCGCTCCGGCCTCGGATCGCCACATCGTGGTGAGCTCGCCGTCTCTGTCCAATCTGCGTGGCAAGCAGACCGTTCTGTTGAAGGCCAACGAAGCGGGCACGGATGCTCTCTTGCGGCAGGGCGTGATGGGCGATGTGTTGGGGCTGCAGATCGGCATGTCGGCAGGCCTCACTCAGCACGTGAAGGGCACTGGCGCGAACTACGTGACGAGCGGTAGCACGGCTCCGGGTGTCAGCAGCATTGCACTGGTGACTGGTACCGGCACTGTGCTTGCGGGTGATATTGTCACGTTCGCGGCGGATACAACCAACAAGTACGTGGTGAATACCGGCGTCGCTGCGGCCGGCACGATCGCCCTCGGCACGCCAGGTGCGCGAGTCACGATCGCGACAGCCAACGCGATGACCATCGGCAACAGCTTCACGCCGAACATCGCCTTCCACCGGATGGCGCTGCATCTGGTCACCCGGGCGCCCGCTATGCCGGTTGATCAGAATGGCAAGGCCATTGATGCGGCCGACGACGTGATCGACGTGACGGACCCGGTCACGGGGCTGAGCTTCCAGGTAGCCATGTACCGGCTGTATCGCCGGATCAAGTACGAAGTGGCGATTGCGTGGGGCACGAAGGCGGTGAAATCGGATTTCATCGCGATCCTGCAAGGCTGAGCCAATGTTGCGCACCGCCTGAGAGAATTGGGCGGTGCGCTTCACGTAGGGGATCTACATGCCTCAACTTCAACAGGGCCAGATTCAGCATTCGACCCTGACACCGGGTCGGTCTATGACTGTCTCTGTGATCGGCACGGGGACGGGCCGCATCCAGCGAACCAGAGACGGCTCGGCCAACGAAGAAAGTGTCCTCACGGACAATCAGACGCGTACCTTCGGTCCTTACAATCTGGCCGTCCATATGAAGGTATCGGCGGACGCCGGATCTGTCTCGGTAACTGAGAGTGAAGCTCTCGTTGATATCGGCTCGCAGGGAATTCTTGGCGCTTCAAATCTCGCTTCTGTCTACAATCTCAAACGCGCAAACACCAACAAGTGGCGAGCTGCACGTGGGAAAGTGCAGGGCGGTGTTGCGAACGGGAAACTGCTCTGCGTTGGCAATTCGATCACGGCTGGCTATGGCGCAGTGACAGCGTCTTCTTCCTCGGGTACAGCAGCAAAGTCCTACCCGACGATACTCGCGACCATTCTAACGGCTCGCGGACTGAATTCATCTAACTCTTCATTTTGCGGCGGTCAGAACTATACTAACTTCAACGACACAGACCCCCGTATTGTCCAAGGAAGTTGGACAAATTCAGGCCTCGGTACGTTTGGGGGAAATGCCCTCACGTTGTCGACCACCGGTCAAACGGCGGTTTCGTTTACCCCAGCAAATCAAGTCGACACTGTGCAGGTGATCGCTCTTCGGAATAGTTCATCTGCGCGTATTACGGTGGCGGTCGATGGTGGCGCAACACTGGCAACGCTGAACCACTACGCGACCGGCTCGCTCAAGATGTCGGATGCCGGTGGTCCGGTAAGCTTGGGGTCCGCGGGGGTTCATGCCATTCAGGCCAACATTTCAGTCGCGACAGCGACGTTTCTGATCGGCATGATTGCCTGGAATTCGGCGGTCAAGGAAGTGTCGGTCCTGCGCGCCGGCTGGCAGGGAGCCTTGACGGCCAACATGACTCGGGTGAGTCCTGCGAACTCCTGGCCGTTTATTGATGGCATCCAAGTCGTTGCGCCCGATCTGACGCTGATCGCGTTGACGCGCAACGATGCTACGAATGCGACGTCACTCGCAGCGTTCTCCAGTCAGTATCAGGAGATCATTACCGCCGCAGCCATTTCCGGCGATGTGTTCCTGGTTATTGAGCCCATGGGGTCTCTCTCAGCAACCACCTATCAGCCATATGTAAACGCGGTCTACGCGCTTGCAGCTGCCAACAATCTACCCGTGCTGGACTTTACGAATCTCTGGGACATCTACGCTGGAGCTTCTTCCTGGTATGGGGATGGAACCCATCCCGTCGGTTTCGGCTACGCGGAAATGGCTCGGCAGATTGCCGAGATCCTGATGAGCATCTGACGGGTCAGTCAATCCAATCAATGATTTGCAGTGCGACTGATGCGCTGCATTATACTTCACCCACTCGAGGAGCTTTGAGGCATGGCCGACAAGACACCACAAGAGATCGAGGCCGAGACAATCGCGAAAGCTAAGGCCGATGAGCTGTCTCGCGCGAAGGCCCAAGAACAGGCCGAACGCAAGACGCATACGAAGATGACGAAAGACGGTGAGACGCTCTGGATTCATCCCGATACTGTGGGTGCCCACAGGGCCGCAGGCTGGAAAGAGGCCTGATCCGACGTGGCTCTCGTAGTGGAGGACGGATCGGGGAAGGTGGACAGTGTCACCTACGCGTCCGTCTCCGATCTCCGCGCCTATGCCGCGCTTCGCAACGTCACGCTGCCAGACGACGACAGCGACTGTGAAGTGCTCCTCATCAAAGCCATGGACCGTCTGGCCGATGAGAACTTCCAGGGCAGCCGACTGAGCAGAACCCAGGCGCTTCCGTGGCCGCGCTACGGCGTCTGTATCGAGGATTTCCCGATTCCCTCAAACGAGATTCCGCGCCAGTTGATCTACTGCCAATGCGCATTTGCCATCGAGGCGCAGACCATCGATCTCTTGCCGACTGCGGATGTCACGGTTGCGGGCGCCATCATCGAGGAGACGGTCGGGCCCATTACGACGCGGTATGACAATCAGGGCATCGTCCGGCGGGTGCCGGCCGTGGCCAAGGCCGATACGCTGCTGCGGCTGCTGGTGCGGCGAAACGGGCTGTTTGCGGTTCGAAGTTGAGGGTATATTCAGTTCATGAATACCCAGCCGTCTATCACATTCGTTCGATTTGATCTGTCATCTGGTGGCATCCTTCACGTGCGCGCGGATGACATCAAGCGGGTAGTGCCGGCACTGAGGCAGGGGTTATCGTATGAAATCGATCCAGCGGCTGCTTGCGTCGTTCTTCAAGACAACAAAGAATTTTCTGTGAATGGATCGCCCGACGATGCCATGGCCTTAATCAAGGCTGCAGTCGACTGATCAATGGTCGACTACGTCCGGCTGGCCGCGACGGCTACCCGGCTCCTCAAAGCGAACGGTTCGGCCGTCACGCTGACCAAGCCGCGCGCGGATGACTACGATCCCGCGCTGAGCTCAGCTGACGATCTACCGGCTACCAGTTTCAACGGTTTCGCCATCAACGATCCCGAGGGCGACTACCAGCAATCCTTTGAAGAGGGCACACGCAAGCGCGCGGATTTGTATCCGCTGTGGGTCTCGATGCCGGATGCGGCACCGGAGCCTGGTGACTCGATCACCTGGACGGGTAAAGACTGCTCCATCGTCGCGGTGACGCCGATTGCGCCCGGGCCCGTCGTGGTGCTCTATAAGGTCCTGGCACGCTCGCCGTGAGCACGTTTGCAGTGGATGTCGCGGCCTGGTGCCAGAAAGCACAGGCGCGCGGTGATCAGGTCTTGCGCGCGATCTCTCTCGAACTGCTCTCACGCATCGTGTTGCGGTCGCCCGTCGGCAATCCGGATCTGTGGAAAGCCAATCGCGGGACCGCGCAGGATCGCATAACGATCAACCAACTGCGCACGCTGGCAGGCAAGAAGCCGTTCTCGCAGCGGACGTTGAATAAGAAAGTGCCGCTCAGGGCGGGCAAGGGATATACGGGCGGAAGGTTCAGAGGGTCCTGGATCGTTACCATCGGCACGGCCGCGACTGAATCACCGAAGTGAATCGATCCAGGCGGGGGCAGCACCATCGCCGCTGGAAATGCCGTGTTGGCTTCCGCGCATCTGGGGAC